TTACATATTTGGATTTATTTGGAAAATCACCAGTTAATTCAAGATATCTAGTACTTCCATCACTTTTAAGTTCTTGTTTTTGAGTACCAACCACTTTTGATATAAAATTATTTGAATTTGGGTCAAGATTTACACCTGTAAATGTCTCAAGAACTTGTTTTCTTTTGTGTGAGTCATTACCAGCTCTTATAGCTAATGTGAATGTACCTTTGTTAACATTTACATTACTGATTTCATATCTTACATTATGTTTTGAACCACTAACCATAATATTATTTGTTGTGACAGTTGAATCAGCATTGTTCATTATAGCACCATCAGCTATTGTTTCTAATGTGAAAGCACTATTACCACCATTTGGGTCTAAACCACTACCAGTAGCGACAGTAGCTGTAGCTGGACTGAATGTTCCATCTAAAACCCTTACGACAGTTAATGTATCTGAATTTTTTAAATATTCCTCAGCCGCATGTGATGTCAAAAATTGGACTGTTTCTCCATTCACACCATTTTTTGTTACATCTCCAAATATTTGTTGATATTCGGAAAATGATGTTACAACGGTTGGTACGAGTGCAGGACCTTTAAGTGTAGGTCCGATTAATGCAGCTCCAATATCTGCGACGGCGGAAGGTAAAAACGACTGGTCTATTTCATTCGTAAATACACCAGGTGAAATTATTTTTTCGGCCATTGAATTTCTCCTAAGTTAACTTTTTAATTTTTGAGGTCTTACTAAAAATACTATTTTGCGCATTAGTATTATTCATATATAAATATATGACTAAAACTCCAAACAATGATTTTTTTTTATTATTACGATTTATTTGGTGTAAACACACCTGTTTCAGGATTTAAACTTCCTTGTCCATATTTTTGAGTTGTTAAATCTAAGAATTTCTTTTCCTCAGTTTGCACATTTTTTAACTCTTCTTCCAAATCAATTTCTTGGTTATCTAAATTTATTTGAGCTAACTTCAGTTGTCCAAATTGATTTTGAATTGAAATGTATTTGTTTTGTATGTCTTGAACTTGTTTTAGTTCTTCCTCTGTGAATTTTACTTCTTCTGGCATTATAACCTCCATTTGTTATATAACTATATATAAATATATACGTTTTTAAAAAACAAGGAATTTATTTTCCTACTTGTTCATCTGTAGCATCACTTTCAAATCCAAAAGAGACTTTTGATGTAGTGGTAAATTTTTTCATATTTGACACTTTATTAGTAATTACAGAATTTTGATATTCAGGTAGTAAATAAGCTTTTGAAGTGACTGTGAATGTAGACTTAATAAATCTTTCACCATCTTGATTCATTTCTGATGCATCTGATACACTATCAATCGTACACAAAAATTTATTATTTGTTCCATCACCCCAATATGTATGTGATTGGTCTACAAAAGATTCTACCAATGGGTTCATTTGTTCTATAAAATTAGTCCAAAGAACAAATTCATAGGTTACATCTGAATAATTTGGCATACCAGTCACAATATTTTCATAAACAGGTTGTATACCTCTCTGAACTGAAAATCTATCGTATTGATTTTCTTTACTCCATCTTGAATTTCTAACTACATCAACAAATTTTCTTTGTACATCGTGTGGGAATCCTTGACCTGATAAATCGTTTCTTGAAACTTCAGTTCTTTTTAACATAATTAATGGAAGAATTAATGCACCACCAGTGTCTCTCAATACTCCTCTTTTTCTAACAGCTTTCCATCTTTCCTCATTACCATAATAGACAGGTATCTTTAACATTTCATTAGATTCTTTAACCATTGGTTTCATAACATTTTTTACATGATTCAATACTGTGGTATCAACGTCTTTAAGTGTAATTGCAAAATTATCTGAAAAGTTATTACCTGGTATGATGGTTGTTTCCCTATTACCACGAATTGTAGTATTTTTAGTAGATACTTCATTAGCTCGGTTGACTAACTCTCTGTTTACCACACCTTTGTTTGTAATCTTATTAACGGCCATTTCGTCTTCTCAGTTTTTTCAATTTATTTAATTTATTATTTACCTTACCTTTAACCTCTTCTGATTTAATACTACTCATATCAGCTTTACCTATTGCAATTTCTTTCTTAATATCTACTTCAATGGCTTTTGTACCTGTTTGACTTGGTGAATCAAAGTTATCCAACTTGTTCATCAACTTACCCATCATTTGTTCCATTTGTAAATTACCATTTGGTTCAGGTGTGTAGGTATGTTTTCTTTCACCATAGACATCTTCATCTTCTCTAACATTACCACTCACTTCAACCTTTGGTTTAGGTGTTTCTTGATAATTAGGATTGGAAGTATCAAACTTTGTAATTCTTTTCCCTATGATTTGTTGAACAGCCATTATCTTGGCCTCTCTTCTATTTGTAATGATGATAATCTTGCAAAATGTGCTGTCGCTTTTATATTATGTTTATAATTTGGATGTCCAGCGAATAATTGTGGTTCTGTTGTTCCATTAATTTCCCAATAATTACCATTCCAATCCACAATATCTCCAATTTCAGGTACAAAGTTTAATGAACCACTAGCGAGATTTTCTCTCTGAAAAAATATTTCTATATCAGAATCTGTATCAGCACCAAATTCATCTTGATTCACAACGGGCTCATTATAAAGAATTAAACAATTAACTCTAAATCCAATATCATAATATTTAGCAGTTGATTCCCCATAAACATTGTCTTCTGTTCTATCAACATTCACTTTATAAATGTCAACTGATTGTCCGACAATCTCATCAATCAATTCTTCATTCATTTGATTAATTAAATCAAATTCTTTTTGTGGTATAAAAAATGGTTTTGTTTGAGACATTTAATTATCCTATGTATATTTTTAATGGTGCTTTATTCAATACTTCTTGTTGAGAATTTGCAACTTCTTG